TATCGGAAGCTGGCACATACGATCTGGTCGTAAAGCTTGGCTTTCCTTTATGGGATAAGAACAGTGTTTATCTTTCGCTTGACGGCACAAGTATCCTCATCGAGGAAAACAGGCTTTGGTGGCCCTATTGGCGGACGACCTTTTGGAAAGGCGTATGGAAGGCGGTCTCTCTATCTGCCGGAACACATACGCTTACCGTATCGGTTGCCGCAAAGGGCGTGCAGTTTTACGGTTTTAAGGTCTGCAGTTCTTTTGCCGAAGAAACATCCGTCAGCGAAGCAAGCTACACCTTGTCTCCGAGAAAGTTTAAGGACATACACGGTGTGATGGTGGCTCCAAGAGAGGGCTTTAAGCTTACTTTTGAAATGCTCAGAAGGAAAGCGGACTCCGCCCTTATCTGGTATGAGGACTTTAGAGACCGGCCACCGCTTCCTGAAAGCTACTGGTCCATCCTTTCCGGTGAGTGGCAGGTCTGGCAGGATGATGAGTTCGGGAAAAACCGTCCTTACTCACAGCTGGAAGGCTACGGAGAGCTTGCCTTAAATTATGGCGGTTTTCACGATCTTCACTTGCGGGCACAGCTCATCTTCCCTCAAAGCTTTACTGGAAGGGCGGGCGTTTTCTTAGGCGATCTGTTCTGCTGCCTGAACTATGAAGCACAGGCGGTGGAGCTGTATCAGGGAGATGTCTTACTTGGAAGTTATGCGACTTCCTTTGAAAAGACAGCTGATGCCGAGATACGAGATGCCCCGAATCTTTATACGATTGAAATGAGAAAAAGAGGCACGAGTGTCAGGGTGTATTCCGGTGCGTCAAGCAGTCTGCGTTTTCAAAGAACGGTGGCAAATACATCAGGCTTTGCAGGCATACGCTCAGACAGCAAAGTACACTGCCAGCTCTTTCGTGTGGGAGACAGCTTCAACTATGAACCCTACGAGTGCTTTGATGTCGTGCTGCCTGATGGAAGTCAGACGAGTTTTGGCAGGATTCAAAGAACCGGCGTCACTTGGGATGAGGAGTTTCAGGTTTTTACCATCACCTCCGATATCGAGGAACATGAGACGAGAACGGAAAGCATCTCTCTTGATTACGAGTTTTTCCATTCAAGTCTTCTGCCTCTGGTCTGTGGAAACGACTATCAGGTGAAGGTCATTCCAAGAGACATCAATGTCTGGATTTCACGGCTTTTCTTAGGCGATTCCGACGGCTTTTCCATCCTCTATTACCAGGATGTGGACTCGCTCATCTACTGGGCAAATGAAGCCGCTTATCGCTGGAAAGTCAGGGGTATGTGCATGTGGTCACTCGGCCAGGAGGATTTAAGGCTCTGGGAGTGGCTGCCAAAACAGGTATAGATTTCATCAATCACATCATTTTGTACAAGGAAGTGTCTGCCACAAGTGCAGGCATTTTTTATTTGGAAGGAGGATTTTTACTATGAAACAAATCTGGTCTGTCGTACAGACGGCATTCACGGCTGTAGGAGGTTTCCTTGGCTGGTATCTGGGAGGGCTTGACGGCTTTCTCTATGCACTCATTGTCTTTGTTGTCGCTGACTATATCACAGGCGTTCTTTGTGCCATCAACGACAAAAAGCTCTCAAGCGAAGTCGGCTTTAAGGGCATCGCCAAGAAGGTGCTCATCTTTGTGCTGGTAGGTATCGGAAACATCATCGATGTCTCCATCTTGAAAGAAGGCAGTGCCATAAGGACTGCCGTCATCTTTTTCTATCTCTCGAATGAAGGCATTTCCATCTTGGAAAATTCGGCACACCTGGGGCTTCCCATTCCGAAAGCCCTGAAAAACGTGCTGGAAACATTATCGAAGGAGGATGAGGAAAGTGAATCTCAATAAACTGATTTTTACAGAAAACGCCTGCTACAAGGCGGGCAGGAAGATTAAGGTCAAAGGCATCATGGTGCATTCGACCGGAGCAAATAATCCGTATCTGAAGCGCTATGTCGGTCCGGATGACGGAAAGCTTGGGAAAAACAGGTACAACAATCACTGGAATCAGCCGATGGATCGGCAGGTCTGTGTACATGGCTTTATCGGGAAGCTGCAAGACGGCACGATTGCTACTTACCAGACGCTTCCCTGGGATCACAGAGGCTGGCATGCAGGAGGAGCGGCCAACAACACGTATACGAGTTTTGAAATCTGCGAGGATGGGCTTAGCGACCGCTCGTATTTTGAGAAAGTCTACAAGGAAGCGACGGAGCTTTGTGCTTATCTTTGCGAGCTCTATAATCTTAATCCTTTAGAAGACGGTGTCATTATCGGTCACTACGAAGGCCATCAAAGAGGTGTTGCTTCTAATCACGGAGATCCAAGACACTGGTTTTCAAAATTTGGAAAGAGCATGGACACTTTCCGTCAGGATGTGAAAAGGTTGATGGGCGGAAGTACGGTCACTCCAAAACCGCCTAAACCTGAAGGTGTTTTATATCGAGTCCGAAAGTCCTGGCAGGATAAGAAGAGCCAGATTGGAGCCTATAAGGTGCTTGCCAATGCCAAGAAAAAGGCGGATGAAAACAGCGGCTACTTCGTATTTGATGAGAGCGGAAATGCTGTCTATCCGGAAAAGTCTGCTGCTGAATACAGCACCTATACCGTAGTCAGCGGCGATAGCCTTTGGCGGATAGCTGCAAGGCTCTTAGGCGACGGAAGAAGGTATCCGGAAATCAAGAAGCTTAATGGATTAACCTCCGACATCATCCATGCCGGACAAAAGCTCAAGATTCCGAAAGCGGCTGCGTCTTCTGCTCTAAAGGTCGGAGACATGGTGAAAGTGACGGCTTCCCGTTATGCGACAGGAGAAACCGTGCCGGGATGGGTGAAAGAAAGAACACACAAGGTGTCACAGATAGAAAAAGATAAAGTCCTCCTCGGCTGGCCGGACGGCATTGCATCATGGCTTCCGATTGATGGCGTGAAGAAAATCTAAACGCTGTAGTTTAAGGCTCCGATTTGGAGCTTTAAGTGCAAGACCTTCTTGTTTCGTCTAAGCTGTGAGTAAATCAATCTTAATGAACAGAGGGCAAGGCAAAATGAGGACTATAACGATCAGAGTCACAGATGAGGAGTACGCTCACCTTCAAGACATGGTAGGAAATGACCTCCAACCGGATCAGACAATGGAAGAGTTTGTGCTGGAAGTGTTAGCAGACAGTTTGCCGTATCTTCGGGCAAATCACTGGCCAAAATACAGGCTGCAAGACTGACGACAAATCCATCAAGATATTAATTTTCCCCACGGTCTATGTTGAACATAGGTCGTGGGGCTTTTTTTTATTTCCTTCAAATAATTAGCTCTCGACGTAAGTGCACCCAAGGGTTCACCTGCACCCAAATTTTGATTTTGCACCCAATTGCACCCAAGGCAAACTTTCAAGTGGATTGTATTCGTTTTGTTGTAGGATGCCATAAAAGGACAACAAAACGGATACAATCCGCCAGTTGTCTTTTTTATGCCTAAAAGGTGCGTCTATCAAGGCTTTCACGATAAGGCTAAATAAACGAAAAGGTGCAAAACAGCCTAATTTTCCACTATTCGAGCGTTTTTCTACACCGTTTTATTCGCAGGTGAAACCTTCTACACGAAAGTCAGAATTTCGTGTCGCTTGTTTAGTTTCGTGTGGACAGTCCACTCGAAAGAGAAAGTTTCGTGTCGCTTGTTCAAAATGAGAAAAATCCCCCGAGAAACAGGGGATGTGATGAAGGAGTTGTATATTAGGAAAGCAAGATTTCTTTTGAAATGCCGCTTCTTAAATGAAAAATTAATTTTTTCTCATCACCTTCAGGAACGCTGACGTAATCAACGAGACTACACCATAACTCCTCGCTGAACTTAATATCGGTGATTTCATCGAGCCTGTCGGCAAATTGCAGTGCATTAAAACGTCTCTTATCCTTGTCGGCGATTTCTTCTTTTAGCTCTGCAAGGCTCTGATTTTTCTTTTCATATGCTGTCAGAGCATTACTATAGGATTCGTTTTTCTCGTCCTCTGATTTACCGATGATCCTGAGTTGCTGACCAAGTGCAATGTAATCCTGATCCAGCTCGATTTCAAATTGCTTGACCTTTTCCTTATCGTCATCTGTATCCAGAACCTGTAAGGGTATTTTGGCGATGTGCCCGCAACCTCGGCATGAGGGACGGAAAATGCGATATGAAGGGCATCCCTGAACAGGTACTAGAAGATATGATTTGCGAGCTTTTGGGAACAAATGACCTGAGCCATGAGAACATCACAGCCAAGATAAAAGAAATGACGATTACACAGCCAAATGAGATCGTCTTTTTTATGAAGGACGGGACAGAGGTCAAGAGAACATGGAAGGATCGCTCCCGCTCGGAATCTTGGACAAAAGAAATGCGTGAGAAGGTCGCTGAACAAAACAGGAAGCGAGCAAGACATGAATAAAAAGATAACCGTCATTCCGGCGAGAAAAAGAGCACAAGATAGTCTAGTTTCCGACCTGAAAACACGAAAACGCAAAGTCGCAGCCTATGCCCGTGTTTCAACGGATATGGACGAACAACTTAACAGCTACGAAGCACAAATCAGCTATTACACAAAGCATATTCAAGAAAATCCGAAATGGGAGTTTGTGAAAGTCTATACCGATGAGGGCATCTCAGGGCTGATGACGAAAAAGCGTGAGGGTTTTCAGGAGATGATTTCTGATGCCTTAGCAGGTAAAATCGACTTGATCCTGACTAAATCAGTCTCCCGCTTTGCGAGAAACACCGTTGATACATTAACCCATGTACGCTTATTAAAGGACAAGGGTGTTGAGGTTTACTTCGAGAAGGAAAATATCTACACCTTCGATTCCAAGGGAGAACTGCTCATAACCATCATGAGTTCGCTTGCCCAAGAAGAAAGCCGGTCAATTTCCGAAAACGTCACCTGGGGGCAAAGAAAGCGATTTGCAGACGGCAAAGTTTCTATGCCCTACGGTAATTTTTTAGGCTACAAGAAAGGGGCAGACGGAAGACCGAAAGTCGTGCCCGATGAAGCGGAAATCATCAAAAGAATCTATAGAGAGTTCTTGCTCGGAATGACCTATAACGGCATTGCTAAAAGTCTTATGGCGGATAAAATCAAATCTCCCAGAGGCAAGGATATCTGGAGATCAACAACCATAAAAAGCATTCTGCAAAACGAGAAATATAAAGGTGATGCCTTATTACAAAAACGCTTCACGGTGGACTTTCTTACAAAGAAACAGAAAGTGAATGAGGGAGAAATTCCTCAGTACTATGTTGAAAACAGCCATGAAGGCATCGTCAGTGATGAGATTTTTGAGATGACGCAACACGAGATAAAACGCCGAGAGGAAATGAAGATTAGCGGTTCTTCAAAGAACTTCTTTTCCGGACGGATCATCTGCGAGTGTTGCGGAGAA